AAACATTATTTTCTCCAATCACTTTTCCAGAAAGGTCGCTTCTCTTTAGCCTTCCTTTTCTTCTTATCAGCTTCCTCTCTACGCTTGATGTCGGCAGGGTTTTCACCGCCCTGCCTTATACGCCCACTAATGAGGTCTAGCTTACTCATACACCCCTCAAAGATTTTTCCCTAGCACCAAGTTTCTTCATCTTCTTGAGAAACTCTCCTCGGGATAAATATTTAAACCTTGGATCACCCTTTCTCATCTTATTCAACTCAAACAAAGCTAGAAAAGACTCACTGTTTAGGATTATGTCAACCATCTCCCCCACATCAGTATCCATGCTCTCTTTCCTTAGATAGTTAAGACACCAATGTGGATTCTTGCTTCTTATTATTTTTTCTTTCATCTTTTGACCAATAAAATAATGACACCTATCGCTATAATAATTGTTGCTAGATTGTGAATAATTGCTGCCATTACAACCCTAGCCAGTTACCAATCACCAAGACCACTACTAAGCCTACAAACACAACCAGGCTTTTCTTGCTCTTTAGTAGATTCTTAAGTTCTTCCATACTATCTCCTTTTATTGTTGTCGCTTGTTGTTCAACTGCGTCAGCGACTTTCCACAGTTTCTTTGTTAGATTACTCATGCTTTCAACACCCCTTCTTTAGCCATTAATCTCATATAAGAAACCGTCCCTCTTAGGTGGGAAAGTTCCATCCATTCTCTTTCTAAAGGTGGGTCTGCTTGGGTTCTACCATCTACCAGGTTGTGACAGTTAAAACAAGCTGGGCAGCCGAAGTCGACATCCCCTACCCTGTTTTTCATACCCATTGCTGATATAGGTAAATGAGCAAATACAGTGGTCTCATTTTGACCCCCAGATAAGCAGTTTTGATCTAGGCGTAAATAGCAAGGTTTTCCCCTCGCAAGTTCTGTCATTTTTGACATTATTCTGACCCCTTTTTTAGTTTTCTTAACTTACCCTCTAATAACACATCAATCTCCTTGCATAATGCCTTCACAGATTGGCTAGAATGTTGCTTAAAGGGGAGGTATTCACTTAGGTCTACCTCACCCCTAGCTATGGCATCTTTTCGCAGTCGGTTGACTATAGATAAAGTCATATGTTCTAACTTTCCGTAATAGCTAAGACCACGATTATCGCCCTTCTCTTTGTCGTGCAAAATCCAGTTATATTTATCTACACCAACTGAGAATCTATCATCGATTTTTAAGTATTTACTCACTACATTTTCTACCTAGGTTTAAATTGGGTTTAGAATATGCTTCATAATGTGGCCTTAGAGTGTCATATAATCTACTACAGCGACTTTTATTAAAATTTGATACTCTGAGTTGCCTAAACATTTTTAATAGCCCTTAATCGCTTATTATTCATTTTTCATAAATCACTAAATCTTGAGTATTCACCCTCGAATTTCACATCAACCCAAGAGGTCATACCCATTCTGTTTTTAGCCACTATTAGGTTGGCTATACCTTTGTTGTCCATACTTTCTTTGTTGTAGTATTCGTCTCTATAAACAAAGAGAATTACATCGGCATCTTGCTCAATCTCACCAGAGGCTCTTAGGTCAGACATTAAGGGGTGTTTGTTCTCTCTCTGCTCTACCGCCCTACTCAACTGAGATAGGAGAATAATGGGTATTTCTAGTTCTTTGGATAACGACTTTAACTCTCTGGTTATTGTTCCAAGTTCAGATATTTCTCTGCCTTTGTCGTATTTCATTAGTTGCAGATAATCAATCACCACAAAGTCAAGACCCTTGGAGTTCTTGGCAGCACGACACTTACTAATAATGTCCTGGACTGTTAAGCCACCTTTATCAACAATGTTGAGTTTCTTATCACCAATGGCAGATAAACCCTTCATATAGGTTTCATACTCTTTTTCTGAGAGTGACTGCCTATCGAGTTTAGTCATGTGGGTTTTGGTCGCAGAGCAAGCCATCTTCATAGCTAATTGAACTTGGCTCATCTCCAAGGAGAAGAACAGGACGTTTTTATCATCAGCAATATTAGAAGTAATATTGAGAGCAAGTGTTGACTTACCCATCGATGGCCTACCCGCAAGGACTGTAAGCGAACCAGGTCTGAATCCATTGATCAAACCATCTAACGCATAAAAACCAGAAGCAATACCTGTTCCGTTCTTACTTACATCCTCCATATAATCAACCGTCTTACCAACGATTGAATTCATTGATGTTTCATCTTTATTCTCAAGTTCTTCTTGGAGAAGTGAGACCTCTCTCTTAACTTCCTCAGAATTTTCAAAGGTGATAGATTTTTTTCTAGCCTCAATCTGTTCTTTTAAAGATTTGGATCGTATGTGATTGGCATAGACTGCCACATTATTAACAGATGGCGTGTTGTCTGCTATCATTGCTAGATAATCAAAGTTAATACCCTTACCTTTTGTGTGGTTTTTAACTGTGATAATATCAATCTTCTCATCATCATGGTGCATCGCCAGGATGGTGTCATAGACATAACCAAGGTGTTCATTAGAGAAGTCCTTTGATGTTAGGCCAGTTGACAACACCTTATCAACAACAGGTGCTACCATTAAACTACCAACGACACTTTCTTCACTTTCAATCATATTGCCTCCGCATTGAATTTTTCTCCGTATGGGTTTTTAGATTGTGGTTGGGATTCACCCATCTCCCAAAGACGGTTGTTAATAAACTTTGCTAACATTGGAACGTATTTCTTTTCAGAAGCACCAAGCCAATCTAATGTTGGATTGATCATCACTAGGATGTCTAATACTTCTTCCCAATCTTTGTGTTTTTTAATAAGGTTTTCTAACTCAGTATCTAACCCTCTTTTCTTTCCTGGGTATTTGAGTCTGAATGTGTCGAATTTGGATTTGTTTTCAGGGGATATATTGAATATATTCTTACTATTGAATCTATTATTATTAATACGTGTGGATTTTCCCTTCTTGGGGTTTTCCCTTCTAGGGGAATCCCCGTTTTGGTGTTCTGAAGCCATATCAGGGTTTTCCTGTTTAGGCTCTACATAAGCCTTTAGGGTGTAAATCCCACTTCCATCAGTTTGCTTTTCATACGTCAACCAACCACTTTTGCGTAACTCTTGTAAACCTGAACGAATAGAATCCTCACCATCCTTCATTTGTTTAGCCATTGATCTGATTGTAAAGTTCCAATTCTTATTTGCACCAACCCGATAAGCCATGAACAAAAACAACCCTTTAGCTTTGAGAGAAACACCTATATCCATAATCAATTCGTTTGGAGCGATGGTGTAGTTAACACCCTCTTGTAAGATAATGTTCTTCATGCAGACTCTTTTATTGGTGATTGTTGATATTCAATACGCCCATCCAATGACCAAAACTTTCTTGCTCTGATCATTACCACTTGGCTATCGTTTTCGTAATAACGCCCTTCGCAACTATCAAGAACGGCTTTAATGTAGTTATCAACGTCTGCGTTGTTGTCACAATACTTACCGTCTTTTTCTGCTTTTTTCTTCTTTGTCCAGGACTTTGGAATCTGACAATAAAAATCCATCTTGACGTAGATAAGTTCACTGCTCGGAGTAAGACAGTAGCCATCAAGTAGCTTGCCTAATTGCTCTCTAAATTTAGTATATTTTTTGGGGAAGTAGGTGGAAAACCTAGTTACTCTTGGCCTAGAAGCTGGAACGGGTGCAATATTGAAAGTTGCCCTGTGTTCCATCTTAGGGTAAGATGGGGTAGTTGTTGCAGCAAGGAATTTCTAAAGGGTGCTGTAAATCTGGGGATTTCTTTTTATGTGGGGGCATAAATTAAAGGTTTTTTTTGAAACTTGAATTCGATTATACACATTTAATACTTATTTGTACACAAATTTAAAATTATGAATTTAGCTGAGAGGGTTAAAGAATTAAGAAAGGAGGTTGGCCTATCTCAAACCGACCTTGGTAAAATAGTGGGCGTTCCTTACCAGTCTATCCAGAATGTTGAACTTGGTCGGGTTAAGAATCCACGATATATGAAACAGTTGGCAGATGCCCTTGAAACATCAATTGATTATCTAGTTAATGGTGTGACTAAGGCTGATCCGAAACCAGTGGCCCATGATATTGCTCACATTGTTGCTATTGATAAAAACATCGAACCACAACTCGAAAAAGACTTTTATGTAGTATCTATTAACAGAGGAAAAAAACTTTTTTTAACCGATGGTGCTGTTGAGGAGGCCAAAATAACCCAAACCTATAAGTCGCACAAGGCATAGATAGGTTTTATGGGTTAGCTTGCAACTTAATTATTTTAAATGTATAATTATGCACTTTAAATAAATTAATACAACGGTTTGATCAAATCCATTTCACCCCCCACCAACACAGTTATGGTTTGGCAACAAACCATTGAGCCAACATTAAATCTCTTAAAATCCTATATCATTAATGGCAACGTCTCTGTCATTAACACTTGTAACGCAGCGACATTAATCTACGACATTTACGATATGTCTAGGGCTTTTGAACACGAAGGCCAAACCCATAATTTCTCTATCCAAGCAGAGTCTTTAATATCCAATTTGTAGTATATATACCCATATATTGGTATATATTTGCAAATTTAGTTTGCATTTCTAATTAATTTCCTGTATTATTAACAATAACACGTTGTTAATTCGTATTGAATTACGCGTTTATTGCAGGAGAAGCAAATGTACCAAGAACTAGAAAATCACATGGTGAAGCCACACTGGACTCCAATGGAGTACGAGTTGGATGCGCCTGAACCTGACCACAATTTCATGCTTGAGGCATGGGATAACTTTGCCTACTTAAATAGCAAGGAACTTGATTACCTAATTAAGACCAAGCGTTTCCAAGTAGATTCCGAAAAATTCAATATTGACACCCTTGATTACGTCAACTACGAGGCATTAAAGCAATCGATTGTTGATCGCCTAGCCACGTTTGAAAATCTTTACTTTAAAGCTGAGACCTTTGAACACGAAGGTGTTGATGTCAACCTTGGCCCTATGGTGTACCAATGGTGGGTAATGCTATGACCAAAAGAGAATGGATCGAAGAAGTTTTGTTTTCAGTGATTTTCGTTGTTGGAATTTTCACAATGCTAATCTTAGGAGTCGCAATCATATGAACTTAGTCACAAAACAAAACCGTAAAGAATATCTAAACGCCAAGCAAAAACTTTCACCTGCCTATGTAATTGGTTGGTTAGCAGCCGAATCAAATGGTTGTGAGAGTATCAGCGCAGACCCTAAAACAATGTATTACTACGAGGCTGGCTATAACGATTGTAAGTCTAATGAGTTTACGATAGATGGTCAACCAACTGCCCAGGAGAAAAGCGCATGATTAAATCAGTTACTAAATGGAGTGAACTAGATACATCAGAAGTTGAATTGCACGAATGTGAATTAGATGGGTGCAAGTTATACGGTTTTCAAATGTCTGGTTTTAAATTTAAAGACGGCACACCATTACCTCCACTTTGTTCTGTTGAAAGAGATACCTGGGAAGAAGAAATAATGGGTAATTTTGATTCTGAAACATACGAACTTGCATACGAATTGATAGATTGGTCAGGAGGAGATTATGAACAAGAAGCGTTACGTTGTTGAAATGGATTTTTATATCTACGCTGATTCTGATGATGAAGCTGTAGAGAAAGCTGAGAACTTTAGTATGTTGGTTGATAAGGAAGATAACCAGCCTAAAGTCCACGAGTTGCATGAAGTACCCTATGGTCAGATTGCAGCAAGAAAGGTGGAATTGTTTAACTGATGGAGGAAGTGTAATGGCTACCAAAAAGAAAAGCGTTTTTGAAGTCCTTAATGCGATAGATGTGAATGAGCATACTGAGCAGAAAGGCAAACTAACCTACTTGTCCTGGGCATGGGCTTGGCAGACAACCAAGCAGCATTACCCAGAGGCGTTCTACACGGTGTATGAGAATGAGTTTGGTATGAACTACCACAACGACAATCGTACAGCTTGGGTTAAAACTGGGGTTACTATCGAGGGCCTTGAGCATATTGAGTATCTACCTGTTTTGAATTATCAGAACAAGTCTATTCCAATTGACTCAATCACCTCTTTTGATATTAACACAGCGATTCAGCGTAGCTTGACAAAGGCAATTGCCCGTCATGGACTTGGCCTATATATCTATGCTGGTGAGGATTTACCTGACACACCTGTTTGGGATGATGCTGAACAAAAAGATCGCTATGTTGATGCAATCACACAGCACTGTGCTGACCAGGAAGATAAAGAGGCAGCCAAGCTATATCGTGAGATGGGTGGTCAGAAGAATAAGGTGAGAGGCACAAAACAAACCCAACAGGTTTGGAGTGCGCTTGATCCAGCTACACAGAGATACTTAAAAGCCGCTTTAAGTGGTGAAAAAGAGAAAGTTTCCGCCTAATTTCTAACGCCTGACTGGGGCGTTTAATACCAGCGCGAGTTTGCCTGTACTCGTTGGTGAAGAACAGGCAATTTTTTAATTTGCAGGAGCAAGAAATGAGTAAGATGGGTATAAACATCTCTATAGATGTAACCAAAATTGATAAAACTAGATTGTTTCAAGGAAAAAAAGGAACATACCTAAGTCTAACAACTTTTATTGATTCAGATAATCCTGATCAATATGACAACCACGGCTTTATCAGTCAATCAACAGATAAAGAAGAAAGAGAGGCTGGTGTTAAAACTCCGATCCTGGGTAACTGTAAGGTGTTCTTTACAGAGACAAAAGGTGGTGAAAGACACAACGGTGTTCCAGCTATGGCTCACAACACACCTGAAGACGATATTCCTTGGTAATTAACCTTATATGGCTGACTCATTGGGGGGGTGGGTCGGCCGTATCTTATTATATGAAAGAAAAAACAATAAACTTAAATAAAGACTATTTAACCAGTAAAGAAGCGCAGCTATATATGGGTATGTCCCAAACTGGTTTTGATCGCCTAGTTAAGCGATATAACATTCCATCATCTAGGCCACCAGGTGCAAAGATAGTCTATAGACGTTCTGACTTATCACAGCTTGCAGAGATGTTTTTCGACCAAGAGGCTATTCGCCTAGCTTGAAATTCTTAACCTCATTCTGTAGATGGGAAGGCGATAAATGTGCATATCCCATCGTAGTACGAATATCTTGATGTCCCATAATCTCTTTAACGGCTGCAATATTAGCACCACTCATCATAAGGTATGAACAAAACGTATGCCTTAGACAATGAACACCCCATTTAGATTTATCTATTTCAGCTTTTTCACATATCCGCCTAAATCTCTTTTTAATCGATTCAATCTTATAGGGCCTTGGTAATAGATATTGTGAACTCATATCAAAATCATTCAAACATTCTTTAGCTATTGGGGTTAATGGCACATACCGCCACTTGCCAGATTTGGTTCTATTTTCGCCTGAAAGCACATATATAGAGTCATGCTTGATATTTTCAGTTTCAAGCCAATAGAACTCAGCCAACCTTAAACCCGTATTAGCCAAGAACAACCACCAATGCGAAGTCTCATTGTCGTTATCAAGTATTTTGTCTATTTCAGCCTTAGAATATAACTTAGGCGGTTTAGAGGTATTATCCTTAACATTCTCAATAATTATATTGGGGGTTCTATAGCCATCTACCTTGGCCCTGGTTATTAATCCTTTAAGATCGGCCAGTTTCCTATTAATAGTTGCAGGTTTGTTGTCGCTGCATGATTGTTTAAACCGTTCAATATCCCTATTGGTTATTAAATCAATCCTGATATTAGCGAATATAGGCTTAACAAACTTATTGACGTTCAATTCCTTGGTTCTATAGGTTGATGGGTAATTCTCATTAAACCATTTAAGATATATAGGGATATAATCGGAAAATTTGATATGATCAAAACCAAATAAAGAATCATTCTCTATTTGTTTTAATCTGACTTTTGCCAGGTGTTCGGATATTGGCCCCAGGTTTTCCCGTTGTCGTTTACCGCCAATATAATAATCAATCTGCCAGGATTTACCGCGCTTTCTTAGACTTGCCATTATGTGACCAAATTGTGACCAAACAGTACTATTTTATACTGCTTTATACTGTTTATTGGCCTTTTTAGCGGTTCATTAAGATATATAGATAACCCCATATTATCCATATAAGTCATTGATATATAAGGTTTTATTGTTGGTCGGGGCGATAGGATTTGAACCTACGACAACCACACCCCCAGTGTTATAGAATGCCTTGTTAGAGTAGGCTTATAGAGGATATTGTGACTATTTTGTGCCTATTTGCTTATATAGACTATTGCACATATAGGCTAAAACTTATCGTTAATATGCCAGTATTCATAATCTTCTAGCAGATCACCAAACACCTCATTAACTTCATTAATAACACCCTGCAAATCGTTGTCCATTGCTTCATATAGAATGGCCCTTGCTCTATCTTGCGAGCAATTTAAATCATTAACTTCATTAATTAAATCTTCGGAACGGCTCATATAAAGATGTTTCTATATTCTATCCAGAAGGCCCTTTATTTTGGCGATGTTGGTATCGCCTGGCAATTGCTGCCATTTTTCAAAATAGGCATTATCGGACGGCTTGAAGCTAATTACAATCTTATTAATTGTTTTATTCCATTTGGCCGCGTATTCAATTCTTATTTTTTTAGAATGTTCGGTATATTTTCTCATTGTTATATTGTACTATAACTGGCCCAAATTTAAAAGATTATTTTAATCTGATAGGGAAATATTACAGGCAATAAAAAACCCCCAATTAAGGGGGTTTTTGTTGTGTGTTATCAATCAAGCTTATTATAGTTATCGGCATAATACCTTTCAATATCCGACCAGCAAGATTCATAATTATTCAAGTTTTCAATAGACCCAGAAGGATCAATTACAGAACACGGCAAAAACATTCCGCCGCTTCTATTGTTTTTAATAAATATATCAATTAAATTTTTTTGTTTTTTGTTTAATTTTCTCATTGCACACCTTCCTTAATAGTTAATCAAAATATCAAACTCAATATTTATTTCGTCATCGCTCATTTGCTCGTAAATTTCCCACAGCTTTTTATATTGAGCGTCGGAAAATTTCTCTCTCATGTTACGAGTTGACAATATAAAAGCTATTTTGTTGTTTCTCGGCTCTTTTTCAATTTCATGCATATTCATTACACGCCCCTTTTTTCAAGTAACACAATATCAGCCCAGATTTGATCGAAAAAATACTCCATGTCATCTTTATGCTGCTCACTAATATAATCAGTGTAATACATCATAAACACGGCTTTATTTTCCTTCACTTGGTCGAAACCCACATACCAAGAGTGAAAACCGTCATAACTTTGTGAATTTTCGTCAAGCCACTCGACAAATTCCCAATTATCCTGCAAAGTATTAATTAAGTCATCAACCTTTTTTTCGCTTATCCTGGCAGTGATCTTATCTGTTTCAAAATTGTAATAATCAGGTGAGTCAATACGAACAAAACCAACCCCGAAAGGTATCACCTCTTTATACAATTCTAACCATTGTTGTGCATAATCATCTTGCATGGCTTTAATATCAACCTGGTCAATGAGATTTTCGTCAACGTCGTAAATATCATCGCAATCAAAATAATTTGCAATTGCTGTATCAATTATGTGACTATGAATTGATTCGTAAAAACCGCCAAAATTTATATTAAATTCTACTATTTTGTTTTCCATTTTTCTAACCCCTGGTTATTGAATTCTGTTCTACTATATTAGAACATTAGTGACATAGTATATTAGAACATTGCAAAAGTCAAGAAAAATATTCAGATAATCGCCTAAATCAATAAAAACTATAAAGACAGGCCAATATATAAGAATGTAATAAAGTAACCCACAGTGGAATATATGCAAGTTTAAAGAGGTATATATATAGGTATGAATGTCAGGCTTTGAAATCCGCCTAAACTATTAATAAAATAAAACAAATGTATATAAGACAATACAACTATATATAGATAGTCGGATCCGATTATTGTTACAGCTTGATAGGTTAATATAAATATCTCTAAAATTGCTTATGGGTTTACTATCCTTCGCATATTTTCCCTTACATATCCCTCAATTGATCAACCGTAATTATCCCTGTAGCCCTTTATTATCAAGGGTTTGTTGTATAGGCTTGCTGATGTGTCCAGGGATTAACCCTGCTTTCTGTGTGGGTTTTGTTGACCCATAGGGGGGACCCGTTTCTTGCTCGGGGAATTATTGTTATACCCTCCAAATCACAAAAAATCAACTTTTGAATCCTCTTAACCCCCAAAAAGAGTAAAAACATTATCTTTCTTCTATACTACTCCTGTACACACTTATATTTCTTTCTTTAATCTAGGTGGATATTCAGAATAAAGATAAAAACGTCCATATAACGTCCATATCACTGTACCAAAAAAGGTACATTTTAGGCAATATCTAGAAAAGCCTATTGTAGCGCGGTTTATTAAGGATAAATAGTTTCACATTAATCCACACTATCTGTGTGGTTACTCTTATAATATACCTAAGTTTGATCTGTCTTATCTCAATGTAGATAACACCTCGTACATGCAGACCAACTTATTGGTGGTTGGGTCTCCTCCACTCAACCACCTCCCTCCTAACTTACCATAATCATGGCTGACAAGAAAAGAAAGGGTAATCCCGCCCTCTACAAAGGGATGAAACCACTTAACCCAGCAGGGAGACCTAAAGGCTCTGTAAACAAATATACGGCTCTTGCTAGAGAAGTAATGAGTGCTAAAGGGCCTGAGATAGTGAACAAGGTAATCGAGAAGGCGATGGATGGAGATGTCCATTGTCTGAAGATGTGTATGGATAGGATTCTTCCTGTTCATAAGGCGGTTGACCCAAATAGAACGAAAAGTGACTCCCAGGTGATTATCAATGTTGCCTCAATTGACTCTATTGAACAGAAGGCTGCCTCCACCCCTAAAGAGAAGCTGGTTAATCCTAAAGAGAAGGATGACGATGAAGTGATTATTAATATTGCTGAAGATGGATAAATTATTGATCTGTATGAGTGGTGGTCGAACCTCTGCTTATATGACAAAGAGAATTCTTGATGAATACTCTGATCAATACGAGATAGTTGTTTGTTTTGCTAATACGGGACAAGAGAATAACGAAACTCTTGATTTTGTAAAAGAATGCGATGAGCGTTTTGGGTTTAACACTGTTTGGATTGAATCTGTAGTTAATGAGGGTCGTGTTGGTAGCACCCACAAGATTGTTGATTATGAATCAGCAAGCAGAGTTGGAAAACCTTTTGAGGACGTGGTTGCTAAGTACGGAATACCCAACATCTCCTATCCACATTGCACCCGTGAACTAAAAGAAAACCCAGTTCACTCCTACATTAAGTCGATTGGTTGGAAAAAAGGTGAATATTACACCGCCCTGGGTATTAGAGAAGATGAACCCAAAAGAATAAGAAAAACCACCAATAACCAGAACCGTATTTACCCCCTTGTTGATTGGTTTCCTAGTGATAAGCAAGATGTAATGGATTTTTGGTCTGAGCAAGAGTTTGACCTCCAACTACACGACTATCAAGGTAATTGTAAGTGGTGCTACAAGAAGTCAATCAAGAAGTTGTTTCAGATTATGGATGACGATATTCATACCTTTGACTTCCCCAAGATGCTTGAAGAAAAGTATGGGCGTGTTGGCAAAAACAAGGTTAAGGGGGTGTTATCTGATGAGCCAAGAGCCTTTTTTAGAAATTACCTCTCAACAGAAAAACTAACCGAGTTATTTAATGAAACAAATTATAAGCAAATCAGTTTTGTCTTTGATGATTACGAACCTGAAGGATGTGCTGAATCATGTGAGGCGTTTGTAGAATGAACACACTTAGCCTATTCGATGGAATGTCCTGTGGACAGATTGCGCTGCAAAAGATGGGTATTAAGGTTGACAACTACTATGCCTCTGAGATTGACAAATGGGCAATTCAGATAGCCAAAAAGAATTTCCCAGACACCATCCATATTGGTGATGTTACTGAGGTCAGAGCAGAGGACTTACCCAAGATTGATCTATTGATGGGTGGTAGTCCATGTCAGGGTTTCTCGTTTGCTGGTAAACAGCTTAACTTTGATGACCCAAGGTCTGCCTTATTCTTTCAGTTTGTCAGGCTATTAAGGGATTGTAAACCTAAGTATTTCTTACTGGAAAACGTAAGAATGAAAAAGGAATATCAAGCGGTTATCAGTGAGCATTTGGGTGTTGAACCCGTGATGATTAATTCTGCTTTGGTATCTGCCCAGAATAGAGTGAGACTGTACTGGACGAATATACCTGGCATTGAGCAACCAGAGGATAAAGGCATTGTTCTAAAGGATATTCTTGAGGAGTCTCCAGAAGATTGCACTTTTATGTCCGATAAGTTTGTAAATCGCAACAAAGACGCTGGCTGTCTTATTGATTCAAACAAACCCAAGGCAAGTAATCTTTCAGCAATGGAATATGTCAAGAATGGTAGACAAGGGGATTACATATTGTGTGGTCGTATTGTGGGAAGAAAGATTAACCCAGAAACAGGCAAGAGAGATGACTACAACCCAAACCTAAAAACAGAGCAAAGGATAGAAGCCAGACCAGATGAGAAAAGTGGCTGCCTAACAACTGTTCAAAAAGACAATGTTTTGATCGTTCCAGAAGCCACCAAAAAAGGTTACACAGAGATAAATGAGGGGGGGTGCTTCGACCTAACCTTTCCAAACAGCAAAACAAGGAGGGGTAGGAATATGAAAGATAAAAGCAACTGTCTTACTGCTGCCAATTACGACTTTATGAGGTATGAACACCCTACCTATAGAAAACTCACCCCAGTTGAGTGTGAGAGGCTTCAAACCGTGCCTGATAACTATACCGAGGGGGTTTCAAACACCCAAAGATACAAGATGCTTGGCAATGGTTGGACTGTGGATGTTATTGCTCATATTCTACAAGGTGTTAAAGAGCAACAAATGAGGGAGGTGGCTTAATGGCAACCCTTGACATAGACCTCCACCCTGCTCAACTGGAGATATTCCACTCCGATAAACGATTTAAGGTTGTTGCTGCTGGTCGTAGGTTTGGAAAGTCTAGGCTGGCTGCTTGGATTCTTTTAATTAAGGCGATCCAATCAGAGTCTAAAGACGTATTCTATATTGCCCCTACCTTCCAGCAAGCGAAAGATGTGATGTGGGGGATGTTAAAGGATTTAGGCAAAGACCTAATTGCCAATGCCCACGAAAATACAGGTGTTCTTACCCTTATTAACGGCAGAAAGATATTCCTAAAGGGAAGTGACCGTCCTGATACCCTTCGTGGTGTTGGTTTGACCTATGTTGTGCTTGATGAGTACGCCAGTATGAAAGCGGTTGTATGGGAGCAAATCATACGCCCTACTCTTGCTGATGTTAAAGGTGGTGCTTTATTCATAGGTACACCTGCTGGCAAAAACCACTTCTACGACCTCTATATAGATGCTCAAGAGGATGACCAGTGGGAGGCTTTTCAGTTTAACTCAACTGATAACCCCTTTATCCCCAAGGAGGAGATAGAAGCTGCAATGAAATCTATGTCCTCGATGTCTTTTAGGCAAGAATTTGAGGCATCGTTTGAGACTTTTTCAGGTGGAATCTTTAAAGAAGAATGGTTTAAAACCTCTGAAGAACCTACTGAGGGAAATTATGTTATTGCTATTGACCCTGCTGGCTTTGAGGCGGTGGAAACAGAGCGTAATTTAAAGCGAAGTCGCTTAGACGAAACAGCCATTGCCATCGTGAAGATAGACAGAGATAAGTGGTGGGTCAAAGATATTCTTCATGGTCGATGGAATATCAAGGAAACCGCCAAGAAAATCCTTAAATCCGCCATTCTATGTGAGTCCTCTACCGTTGGTATCGAAACAGGCTCTCTAAGGAACGCCATATTACCCTACTTGGAAGATGAAATGAGAACTGAGGGGCAGTACCTCACTATCATCGAAATGAGGCATGGGGGGAAAAAGAAGAATGACCGTATTACTTGGTCATTACAAGGAAGAATGGAGCATGGACAAATCACCTTTAACGAGGATAAAGATTGGCGTGTGTTTACCTCACAAATGTTGGACTTTCCTAACCGATTAAGCCATGACGATATGCTCGATGCCCTAGCTTATATAGATCAGGTGTCTGTGGCAGACTTTGCCCACTCGATAGAACTGGAAGATGATTGGTCTCCTATGGATGCGGTCAGTGGTTATTGATGAAAGTCGATATAGATGACGCTATCGTTGCCTGTAAGTTACTGAAGAAGTCCTCTCTCCACACAGAGTCGTTTTGGGTACATCATTCACAGCTTGTTGTACTCAATTTTTTAAAAAAAATCGGCTTCAAAGCCGTTTCATTAGTAAAGGAAGAAAATGTACCGAAATCTAAATGACCTAGACGATGATGAATTCGATGATGTCGTTGAATATAGCGATACTACAGATAATGTAGTAACTAGATACGCTATTGCCTGTCAAGTAATCGCCAATTTGATTGAAGATGTTAACCCAGGCATTAAATCTAACGATGATTTGGTTGATTTAACCATTTGTAAGATGATTATGGATGGCATTATCGAGATTCAAGATATAAGTGATATAGTTCACTAAAAACCTTACACTTTATGTGGTTTTTGTGGTAAAATACGCCTCATAAAATAGATATCTGTTTTACGCATTTCCATCGCCATAACTGTCCTTTCTGGATAGCGGTAATCCCACTGGAACAGCACCTCTGCTGACAATTCCATTCAAACAATACTTTGATGGATAAAGAAACCCAATACCAGGCACTCGCTAGTTGGCTTAACTACCGACTTGAAAGCTGGAGAACTCACCGAGACATTAATTACACACCTAAATGGGACGAATACTATCGTCTATGGCGTGGTATATGGATGGCTGGTGATAAAACCAGAAACTCAGAAAAATCAAGACTCATTGCCCCTGCGCTACAGCAAGCGGTAGAGTCCAGTGTTGCTGAATTAGAAGAAGCAACCTTTGGCAGAGGCAAGTGGTTTGACATAAAAGATGATATGTTAGACCAAGACCCCTCAGATGCTGAATATTTAAGGAACTTGTTACAGGAGGACTTAGAACATACGGGTGTCAAAGACGCTGTATGTGAAGTTTTCCTTAACGGTGCTGTCTATGGCACGGGTATCGGTAAGATTGTTGTCGATCAGACAATTACTCGCTCTCCTGCACAAGTCCCCGTTGAGGGGACTCTTACTTCCACTCGTCAAATAGTGGAATATCCCTCCATAGATGTTCGTGTTGAACCCATCTCACCTAAAGAATTCCTAATCGACCCCTCCGCTAATTCAATCGATGAAGCTCTAGGTGTTGCCCATGAGGTTATCAAGCCTCGATACCACGTTGTAGAGGGAATTCAGTCAGGTATCTACCGTGATGTTCCTCTTGATGGTGATTATGACGTGGTGAGAATGGGCTTCGACCCAGAAACCAAACAAGCAGATGAATCTGACTCTGTAAAGATATGTGAATATTGGGGCAAAGTACCCAAACGCTTCCTTAAACCGAAAGCAGACAAAGATGACTTTGAATATACTAAGAGTGATGAACTGGTAGAGGCTGTTGTTACGATATGTAATGACGAATACATCCTAAGAGTAGAAGAAAACGCTTTTATGATGGAAGATAGACCTTTCATCTCTTATCAGCACGACATTGTTCCTAATAAATTCTGGGGCAGAGGTGTTTGTGAGAAAGGTTACAACCCTCAGAAAGCCTTAGATGCTGAAATGAGGGCGAGAATAGACTCTCTTGCTCTAACAACCACGCCAATGATGGCTGCCGATGCCACCAGACTCCCTAGAGGTATCAAGTTTGAGGTAAGACCAGGCAAAACAGTCCTAACAAATGGCTCACCTAGAGAAGCTATCATGCCTTTGGATATGGGTTCTACCGATCCATCTACTTTTAACCAAGTAGCTGCCCTACAGAACATGATTCAGATGGGTACAGGCTCTACCGATACAGGTACGGCAAATGATACCGCCTCTGGTATGTCGATGATGCAATCGGCTGCGATTAAACGCCAGAAACGCACCTTAATGAACTTCCAAAACACCTTCTTAATCCCAATGATTAATAAGGCAATGTGGCGCAAGATTCAGTTCGATGTTGACCGATACCCAGTGTCAGATTACAAGTTTATTCCTTACTCAACAATGGGGATTATGGCTAAAGAGTTGGAGATGACACAGATGGTGCAGATGCTCCAAGCCATACCCAAAGATTCACCAGCCTTCAATGTTATTCTCCTCGCCTTATTCCAAAACTCCTCAATCCACAACAGAGACCAAATTGTCCAAGCACTTGTACAGGGTAATCAGCCTAATCCAGAAGCACAGCAGATGCAACAGATGGGTATGCAACTCGAAATACAGAAAGCTCAAGCAGACATACAAAAGACTCTAGCTGAAGCAGAGGAAGAAAAAGCCAAGGCGGTCAAGTGGACAGCAGAGGCCCAGAAAGATGCGCCTAGTGAAATCCAAGTCCAGGAGAAGATTCTTAAATTACAAAAAGATGCCCTTAGTCTGGAGAAAACTAAAGCAGATATTCTCAATAAGAACTCTGAGACTGCTAGAAATGTTCCAGAGGTAGATCACCTTAAATCAGAAACCATACTCAACCTCGCCAAAGCAAGAGCAGAGGGTGAGAAAACAACTATTCCAACTTATAACTGATAACCGTTGAAAACAGACGAACAGTTCATCAAGGACAGGTTAGAGATGATGCAGTCAGATGGCTGGCTAGACTTCATTAACGACCTAGAAACTATCGAGCAAAGTGCCAGAAACATCGACACTATGGACGATGAAAAAGACCTTTGGGAAGCCAAGGGTCAGTCACGAATTCTGAATTTTATATTGAATTTAGAGAATGTGACGAAACTCAGCTTAGAGCAATCCGACTAGGACTCTAAATCTTATAACTTCACAATCCCATTCGGGACGGAGAGACCAATATGACAGTAGTAGTAGATGACGTGACACACGTTGAAACCGACCAGGTAACAGAAACTCAGGAGATAGCAACAGAAGAAATACAGGCAGAGGCTTTAACAGAGTCAGAAGCCAGTGTAGAGGCTGAATATGAACCCCCTGAGAAGTATGCTGGAAAGTCTTTGCAAGATGTGATTGAAATGCATCAAAACGCAGAGAAAGCAATAGGTAAACAAGGACAGACCGTTGGTGAGCAACGACAACTGATAGAAAGTTTACTAGAAACACAGAAGGCTACAGAAGCTACAGCACCGACTGAAGAACCTGTAAGTTTTGAAGATCAATTCTATAACGACCCTGCTTCGGCAGTTAACTCAGCTATAGAAAATCACCCAGAACTTATTAAGGCAAGAGAAGAACGGGCAACTTTAGAACAACAAAATCAATTGGGGATTCTTGAAAAATCCTATCCAAACTGGCAAGAAAGGGTCGCTGACTCTAAATTCCAAGATTGGCTAGGTGAAAGTGAGATTCGCCAAGAGATATTCCGCAAGGCAGATACCGAATATAGACCTGACTATGCGATTGAACTTTTTGATATGTATGACAAGATCAATATGCTTGACAAGACTCAAGAGGTACAAGAGCAAGAAGCGTCTAAACGCGAACAAGCCTTAAAGAAAACCAGTTCTGAAACTCGCTCCTCTGGAGACGCTGTTGGTGGCAAGAAGATGTACCGTAGGGCTGATTTAATCAACCTACAGGTCACAGACCCTTCCAGATACGAGGCATTGTCTGATGAGATTCAGCAAGCCTACGCAGAAGGTAGGGTGAGATAAACTTTAACGGAGTATAAAAATGGCTTTAGGCACAAACCATAGTACGACTACAACCTCCGCTAACTTTATCCCAGAACTCTGGTCAGATGAAGTTATTGGAGCGTACAAATCAAATCTAGTTGTAGCAAACGTGGTAACAAAGTTATCACACAAG